CGGGCCCTTTCGGGCCCGCCGGCGCTGCCTCCGGTAGTTGCCTACCCTTGTTGTCCCTCAAACGGGGAGTACGCCATGAGTACTAGTGTGCCGAAGGTGACGTGGTCTACGGACAAGACTCGTTGCGGAAGCGACAAGTCTGGGACGCCCACGTTTGTCTACGGCTACAAGTACGATGGTCTGCTCGTCTCTGAACCACACTGGAGGGTGCGGAAGACGAAGAAGTACCAGACACGCCAGATCCGTGGTCGTAAGACCACGCATAAGGCTGTTCTGAATGCTTCCGAATCTTATGAAGCACCCTACTGGAGTGGTGGTGGGCCATTCTATGTTTATCGTGCGCATCATACGCACGATGGCAAGATGACCTACCCTGTAAGGAAAGCAGGCTCGGACCTCGGTACCTACACTATTAATGGTGTAATCGGTACTGGGATCCCTTTGGGCCTGTTTCCTTCTCCACCGGTCCCGACTACTTGGAAGTCCGTTAGTGATGATGCTTCATCGCATTACGCTACGGGCTACAAGCGAGCGAGACCAGGCAATCCTGTTGCAAGTCTTGGTCAGTTCCTCATTGAACTGAGAGATTTGCCAGCCCTCCCTTTCAAGAGATTTCTTAGAAAGGGCCCCAGAGCACATTCGTACTTTGGGGGACGGGGGGTACCTCTTCGTGAGGTTCCCAGATTGCTTCATCAAAGACTGGATGGGTATCGCCACCTCGGTGGCGAGTACCTGAATGCAGTCTTTGGGTGGAAGCCTTTTGTTAATGATCTGATCAAGATGTATTTCTTGTATCAGACCATTGACAAACGTTTGGCACAACTCGTTCGTGAGAACGGGAAGGCCATTCGTAGGAAGGCGACAGTCGAGGACGACGTGACGGGTAACCAGGTTGTGACGAATTATTCGTTTCCCTGGGCTAACGTGATTGGCGCTCCCGCCAACGGCGGGACTGGCAAAACACGTTACACCGTCGAGACCAGGACGACAACCAGAGTTTGGTTCAGTGGTAGCTTTCGCTACTACGTGCCAGACATCGGGTCGTCCCAATGGACCGCGCGAGCTTACGCAGCACTTTTCGGCGCCTTACCGACGCCGGAGCTACTGTGGGAAGTTTTGCCGTGGTCATGGCTCATCGACTGGTTTTCGAATGTTGGAGATGTTATCTCCAATTGTTCGACGAACGCAGTCGACAACCTTACCCTTCGGTACAGCTTCATCATGAAGCATGTATCGACATCAACCACATGCACGTCTAGTGTATGGGCTGATGCCTCCACGCTCCCCAGTGATAACTGGAGAGCGGCCGCAAACACCTTTACGACTACCAAACTGGTAGAAACAAAGGTGCGAGTGGGTGGGGGAAACCCGTTTGGGTTGAATGTCTCGCTGCCGAGCTTGTCGCTCTATCAGCTGAGCATTCTTGCTGCCCTTGGTATTTCCAGGGACAAAACGCTGTAGCTCTTGGAGAATCGACGTGTTCGCCGACCCTCAAAGTCTGACGTACGCTACCGTTGCCAAATCGCTTCCTGCCATTGGCAGGGGCGAGAGCGCTTCCGAGTACAAACTGAATGACGGGGCGGCGGTCTATGACCTCCAGCTCAGTCATCAGTTCAAGGCCCGGAATCGCGCTGTGGCCCGGCTTCGGAGGGATGCGGTTGTCACGGATCCGCTTGTTCCGGCCAATTCTTTGGTCGCGAGCATGACGGCTACGTTGACAATCGACTTTCCCTCTTCCGGACTTACGCCGACTGACGCCCAGAACCTGGCTAATTGCCTGGTTGCCTGGGCCACGTCTGCGAACATCCTGAAGCTGGTTAACGGTGAGACTTGATCCTCGCGGTCAGGTCGATGGCGTAGTGCCAGGCGGTCGTTAGGCTTGCAGAGGAGTTCGGCGAACTCTCCTGGACTCTAACCCTAGAAAGGGGGTAGAGTGAAAAGCCTTGTAGACCTCCTTGAGCACCTCCTGCACGATTGTGGGAGGAGGAGCGGTGCCGCCGTTTTCCGTGACGTTATAACGTTACGGACACGGGCGCAACACGAGGGTGATAGTTTTATTACTATCACTCTTCCGAACTTCTGCCGGGACTTCGAAAGATGTCTGGCAGAGGGTCGGGTGACCCCTGGGGCGTTTGCTTCTTTTAAGAAGCTGCGCTCCGGAATTCCCGCATTTCTGCAGGGATTCCTGTGTCATGTGTTCGCCAGTGACGGTAGCCTTCTTGCTACGCCAGACATCGATTGCATTCGATGCGTGAGGCAAATTTGCCTTTTCGCAAAGAAGATCCTTCGCCCCTGCTCGGAAGAGCGGGAGGAGGACGCGATGCTGTCGTACCAGAAGTGCGATGACGAGATTGTCGAACCCGAGGGCGAGTTGTGGGATATGTTCAAGCGCGTGGCACGGATTCTAATCCGTGACATGCCCTTGAGCGGTAGTGACCTTAGGGACACTATCCTCCCGCATCATGGCCCTGGGGCGACCCAGGAGCGCATTCTGGGTAACCAGAAGTGGCGCTTCAGGAGGTGGCATAAGCGTCTCGACGCTGTGGGTTTGACCCACAGGTTCTGCATGTGGGGCCTTTCCGAGTCATCGTCTGAAGCCGAAGGGTTTCAGAATTACGATGGCTTGGAGGACGTCTCCATGCCGAGCTGTGTCGATGATGCTTCTGCGCCTGAGTCCGTCGACCTCTGGGACGAAGCGCCCGTAAGGGTTGTCTTCGTTCCAAAGACCTTGAAGACTCCGCGCGTGATTGCGGTAGAACCTGTGTGCATGCAATTCGCACAACAGGGTCTATCCCGTCTGCTTGTTTCTGTGCTTGAGAGGCACAGACTTACAGCTGGCCATGTGAATTTTCGCATGCAAGCTGTAAACCAAGCATTGGCCCTCGATGCATCAGGGAGTGGCGATCTCGCCACCCTTGATATGTCAGAGGCCAGCGACCGGGTCGGATTGACGCATGTTATGGGCTTGCTTGAGCGTCAGCCAGATTTCCTGGCTGCCGTTCTTGCCGCCCGTAGCTGGCGTGCGAAACTTCCGAACGGTGAAATCATTCACCTGAAGAAGTTCGCGTCCATGGGGTCCGCACTGTGCTTTCCAATCGAGGCTCTGGTGTTCTTTACGAGCATCATTGCCAGTCGATTGTTGAGAGCACAGGTCTACCCGACAGAACAGACCGTCTATTCGTTTGGACGGGCTGTTCACGTCTACGGGGATGATCTCATTGTCCCTGCAGACGAGGCACCTGCGATTTGCGATGACCTAGAATCCTTAGGATTCAAGGTCAACCGGCACAAGTCTTTCTGGACTGGCAAGTTCAGGGAGTCTTGTGGCTCGGATTGTTACGACAACGAGTTGGTGACACCTGTCTACCTTCGTCGTGACCTTCCGACAAGTCGAAAGGACGTCTCCGGTGTTGTGTCTTGTCTGTCGACCGCTAACCAGCTTTATCGAGCTGGTTATTGGGAGACTGCCACCATCCTAAGGGAAGTGGTGGCCCGTTGCCTTGGGCCCAACTCTCTGCCCAAGGTGCCGCAAGACAGCCCCGCGCTCGGCTGGTGGTCGGACAGCACCGACTACCCTCGCCGTAGGTGGAACCCTTGCTTGCAGAGGTTTGAGTTCCTCTGCTGGACGACGGTTTCGCCTAAGGCTCCCGATCCACTCGATGGACCGGAAGCCCTCGCGAAGTGTTTCAGAACGATTGGTCTTCATGAGACCATTGACTCTGAGCACTTGGAGGCATCTCCAAGGCCCTACGGCCTCGCTCTGAAACGTAGGTGGGTCCCGGTGATTCTTTCATAAAACACCGGGTTAGGAGAAGCCGCAAGGACTTCTCAGGGAGGGTTGCTGCTG